CAAGAACATCTTCTTTACCTGTTGTTAAGTTTATTGCACCAACTAATTCTGCTGCTATTTCTCTATCAATATTTGAAATAGTTCTACCGCTTTCACCAAGTAATTCTTTTACGTCTGCTTTAGCTACAAAAGCCAATAATCCTTTTGCTTTTTCTCTTGGACTTAGCGGAACTGGTTTTCCTAAAAATCTAAACGCTTTGTTAACTGCCTCTTCAATTGCTGGTGATACACCAGTCACGTCTCCTGCTTCGATTAATGCTCTTGCTTGTTTCAGATAACTAATTGCAACATCAGAAGTTTCAGCAGATAGGACAGCATCTGCCATTTTAGATGATAATTCTGGGTTATTTACTAAATCGTTTCTGGTTTTAATATTTTCTTTCATTTGAAACTCTTCTAACTCACCTTGCTTATATATTGCTTCTGCTCTTGCTACATCCAAAGAATTTCTTCTATCAAGGCCGTATTGAGTATATATTTTATCCAACTCAGCTTGTCTTTCTTCATCTAGTAACTCTTCAGCACGTCCTTCTTTCAAGGCTTCAGCAGATCCAAGAGATATGCCACGCCCTAAATCGCCAGTCTCTACCATTTTAATACCAATATTTCTCATCAAATCTAAGAAATTTTTGTTCTGTAATAATGGTACTTCTTTTTCTTTTCCTAATTCTGTTGTATCCACGCCAAATTTCTCAAGAGATTCTTCTCTTGTTCTTTTCTTAGCTATTTCGTCTTCGCCTATTTCTTCGATGTCTATGCTTTTTTGTTGTGGTTTTTTCAAAAATTCTTCTGCAAGTGGACTGTCTTCTCCATACAATTCTTTCATTTTGTCACGCAACACTCTTACTTGTTCTCTGTAAGGCACACCATCTTCAGTTTCTAATACTTCATTACCGTCTACGCCAATTTTTACTGTTTTTACAGGTGGTGGTATTTCACCTGCTTCTGCTTTTTCTATTGCGCTTTTTATTGCAGCTTCGTAACTGGTTCTACCAGTAATACCTGATTGCCTTTCTAACTCTTGAATTTCTGCAGCAATTTTTTGTCCTTCTTCACTTTGAGCAACATCTTCAGGAGTTGTCATAGCTGCACCTGTTCCAATAGAAGCTGCCGTTGTACCTGTTACGATAGAACCTGTTGGATTAATAAAACTTGCTGGTGCTGTAGGCCCAACCAATCCAAAAGGTCTAAAATTTATTGGCGATACGTTTCTACCTAAGAAGTTCATAGTTCTTTGTAAATATGGCAAAGTTGCACTCGCAACCCTGCTTCCAACTATACCTTTTCCTCCTAGTATAACTGTTGGTAAACCTATCGCAGTATAACGCGCAGACGTTAACATTTCATTTTTACGCATGACATCAAATGCTTCTTTTGGATCGCCAGAAGCTGATAAATTTGTTTGTATGGGAATTATTTCATCTTCTGTTTGACCCAAACCTTGTGTTTGTTTTTTTATGGCAACAGGTTGTCCGTCAATATAATCTAAAATAAAAGTAAATTCTTTCGGATTTAACTGTGAACCAGTCTGGCGTACTTCTAAAACTTCGCCACCTCCGTTAAATAATTGTCTGTTAAATACACTCATGGTTATTGGTTATATATGCCTAAATAATCAAAAGGATTTTGATTTTTATAAGGAGGAACTCTTTGTGGCGCACCATATGGATTTAGGGGGTTATCCATCATAGTATCAGTAGGTAATCTCATTTTAGGTAAAGCATCAAGATCAATTTCTGTTGGATTAAAAGGTGGCGCAGGCTGTCCTAATTTAGGTTGCAATTGACTGTAAACATTCATAAATGTTCCTATACCTTCTGCTCTTGGATCTACTGGCATCGAGTAAGTAACATCCGCACTTCTCATGCCACTCTGATACGTTGGTAAGAAACCTTTGACAAAACTTGCAGCAGTCGCTGGTGCAAATCTATCTGCGGTCTGAGCTGCAAATGCTCTGCCAAGTCCTGTTTCTTTAACACCTCTAGCAGTACCACCTAATCTTGCTAATTCTGCTCGTTGTTTTTCTCCGAGTGTTACAGCTTCTCTACCTAAACCTCCAAGTGATGCACCTAATCCAGCTATTCCTCTGCCTGCACCAGAGAGAGTAGCTCCAAATCTTTCTTGCGCAGCTCTTTGTCTACCAAATTCACCCATCGCTGCGCCTCTAGCATCTCTGAATCCACCAGAACGTATGCCTGCAAGTGCCTGTCCGAGTCCTCGACCAAGTGCAGCTCTTCTTTCATCTGCTGTCAATCTAGCTCTTGAGCCAAATGCTGACTCACCGCCAGTTTGGATGTCTCTAGCTCTTTGTGCAACATCTGCCATCTCGCCTGCTTTGAAAACATCATCTATTGTCTGCTGTACCACTCTGTCTTCATATGGATCAAAATAGTCTTGAATCATCGTTGATGGGTCAAACTGCATATCAGCAGCTTGTCTCGCTATACCAGTTGCATCTCTAGTCAAACCAATACCTTCTAGTATTGCTCTTTGGTTTGCATCTAAAAATGGTTGAAAAGAACCAACACCTGCGTATGCTCCTCGCATCGCTTCTAATTCTAATGGCGATAAGCCTGCTGTTTGTTGTATAGGGGTAGGTGTACCATATACTCTATTTGCTGCATCAATAGCCTGAGAGATTATTCCTGGAGTATCAGGAGAGCCAAAATATGCTTCTCTTACAAATGGATCAGAGGAAATATTTCTAGTTTGTACAGGACTGTAAACTACAGGATTCATTGACTTTGGAACTACCATTAAATTTCCTCAAATATATTCATTAACTCGCGCATGTTTGCTACACCGCGTTCTCTGTCTGGGTTATCTGTTTTTATAGATCAAATGCACCTGCACCTCTTGTTGCTTTTGCAGTCATTACATATTCACCATCGCTTAACATCGCTGGTATATCATCTGATGTGCCAGTTCCAGGGCCTGCTGATTCTCCACCATCTCTCATATCAAGTTCAGCAATACCACCTTCACTAAAATATTGTCTGTTGATCTCACCGCCACCAGCTACATTCAAAACTGAAGGTTTTGGCCCAAGACCAAACTCTGCTCTTGTACCGCCAGTTCCCATATCGCTTGCTAGTTGGTATCTACCTAAAGAGTCCATCATCACTTGTGGAGTCAGAGCAATACCGCCTTTTCTATCTTTCGCTGAATCATACGCCATATAACCGAGTAAAGCAGGCAAAGCCAAACCTGATGGCGATGGCAAACCCTCTCCTAGTGGCGTTCTGAATGCACTATCTTTATCTAGGTATTTTTCTTTCAGATCTTCTAATCCACCGAAACCAAAATAATCACCAATATTTTTTATAAACTCTGGTGTTTTTGGTTTCTCATATTTTTTTAATTCTTGTTGTAGAACTGCAACTTGCTCCAAATCACCTTTTTCTCTTGCTGCATCTATTGCTATTTTTATACTATTTGCTGCTGTTAGATCGTAAGCATCTCTTACATCAGGAGCGTTGGGATTGATTGGTGGCGTTCCTGGAAAATCTGGTATTCCTGGTATTCCATATTCTTGAGAGGAGAAAGTGCCTAGTCCAGTTGCAATGGCTGCTCTGTCAGAACCGCCTGCAACTTTGGTGATCGCTGCATTTATGATTGCGTCTTTTGCTGCTTTATTACTAAAGACAGATGTTATTGCGTTTGTTATGGTACTTAACATATATTTTTCAGCCACATAATATTATTAGGAATATCACACATTTATAGAAATATTTCCATTAGTTTTGACAGAAACACTCCCTATATTTGCTTGCAGTTCATATCCTTGTGGATTAGCTGGATTATGAAGCTGTATCCATTTGTTGCCCGTATATACTTGCAACACGCCAATAGATGTGTTCCATATTACATCACCTTGTTTAAAAGCTAAAGTGCTTATTTGCTGATCGTTAAACTGCGGTGTGTTATTGGGATCAAAACTACCTAAGTTTATTTCTAATATTCTTACTAATCTATTAAATATCTCTCTTCTGGTAAAATCGTTTGATTCTATTGGCAGACGAGTCTCTAAGAGCTTCGCCATTATCTTTTACCATCTGGTCTTATATTGTACCTAGTTGTACCTAATCTCCACCCGATTGATAAATTGCCATTTCCAGATTGATCGTCGTTTGATTCAACACGTAGAACTGCTTGCCTACCCCTAGCTCTTATATCTTTTTTTTGCGTAGATGAACTAATTTCCGATGTTGCTTCCGTAGTGAGAGAGTCACCTGGAAAGTTTCTTACTTTGGTTACTATATTGATAGATCCACCGTTTTGATCTTGTAAAAACTTTATATCTGGTATTAAAGAAGATATAGAAGTAAAGTTTTCGCCACTGTCGATTGCAAAATCGCTTGATTCAACAAACACACCTGTCATCGCGCTACCATCGTCGTCGAAGCCTACCTCATGTTGGAATATGTGGTTACTGCTTGCAGCTTGTGGATAGCTGACAACACCAGAGTCCAACCAAGCAGTCCTAGATAAATTACCGTAATACCAAATTTTTTCTTGCGTATTGTAAATTACGTATCTATCAATCTCTGTACTAGATGATGATGGATAAAACCATCCAACCTCGTTGTGTTCAAGATTTGTAAAAGCATGTATCTTAAATGCTTGACCGTCGTTTATATCCGAAAAAACATAATTCTTAACGGAACAAGGTAATTTTTGTACTGAACCGTTATAGACGTAGAAAGCACCATAACTCATAAAATATACGCCACTTTCATCAACGACAGCAGCTTTTGGCCCTATCAATCCACTAGCCTCATTTATTAAATTAATAGCAAAAGTAAATGGTGGCCCCACAAATTGCATGCTATATACAGATGTGTCGGTAAATATTACTATCTCTTGCCTAGATTTTACGCCACCGATTATCTGAGAACCGCTTGATAGCCTTACAGAACCTGCACTATTAGTGATTAATGGTTCAAATTCCAGTTCGTTTTCTTGGTCGGAAAAAGCGACTAACATCGGATCAACTGCGCCAGTGCGCGTACTGCCTGATATTGGGTCAGCACCTAATACTACTAAATGCCTATCAACTTCAGATGCAAGTACCTGTAATCCAACGGTAGGAACTAAATTTGCACCTGTCGTCGTTGCAAGCTCTACAGCTCTTGTAGATGTTCCGTCGTTTTCTACCCACCTGTATATACCGCCACCTCTAGGATTTATAATTAAATCTTCA